AGTTAGGACTTATTAATAAAATTGGTTCGGGTGTTAGAGGTGCTGTAAGTGGCTATAAAGCAAGTCAATCACAGCGTAAAGGTGCAGATCATGCTGACCGAATTGTGGCTAATTTAAAAAGAGATTTTATGGAGTTAGTAGGGGGAGGAGAACCTGCTACACGTAATAATTTAATTAAATTCCTCGGTACTCACGGATTACAAAATCTAGATGCGTTAGCTAATCCTACTACTCAGAGTAGTACTGTTACGCAACCTAAATTATCACCTACAAGTACTAATCCTGCAACTACAGATCCGGGCGAGAGAAAAGAACCTACATTAGACCCTGAAGAATTACCGGCTGGTAACTCAGTTGATCAAACCAAACAGGCAAACTTAAAAGCTAGATTAAAAACTGGTCAAGGCATGGGCACAAAAACAAGTACTGGATTTAAAAATTCTAGAGTAGGTGTTCCTGTACAAAAACTAGTTGGAAAGAATCCAGATGGATCACCTAAGTTTAGTGTTGTCCGTGAAGATGTAGAAGAACCTAGAGCATTGAACAATAGACAAATTGATGATATTATTAAGGCAGCAGTAAAGAACAACTATTCAAGAATTGTAGCCGCACAACGAGGATTACCAGTCGACGATGACGAGCAACAATTGCCAACAACAGTATCACCAGAAGAACCATCTGAGCCGGCTGCAGAACCTGGGCCTACTGCTACTAACCCTTTTAGCGACCCTAATAAACTTGCAGAAGATTGGAAAGCATATATTGCCGGTGGTGGACAATTAAATCCACAGTTGAGAAGATTAGCAAGGAACATTATGGCCAACACTCCGACTGAACCAAAACCGGATGCTACACCTACACAACCTAAACCTACTCGGGCAGAATTAGATGCTGACCATGAACGTATGGCCAGTGGTTCAAATGAAGGGTATAGTCGGTTCTTAGGAATACAACTTTAAAAGAACGGTAATCTAGTCTTACCTGTGGTTTCGAGATTACCTTCAATTAATTTTATAATTAATTCTCTATCTTGAAAATCAGTTTGATACGCTAGGTCCATAGGAAGGCCACCTCTCATAAACCAAGACATTCGAAATAGTTCTGTCTTTAAGGCTTTTGTCTCTTTTTCCATATCTTTAAGAAGCTTGGTTATCTCCTCAAAATTCAAAGACAAAAGCCTCATCCGAAAAAACTTGAAGGATCGAACGTAATAGGAATTTCTATTTCTTCTGCCGCACCTGCAGCAATCATTTCTGGCGTTGATTTTACTCTTGCAGGTTTAAGAGAATTCTTTTTTTGTAATAAGTCTAATCGTTCTTTAATAGCATCAAACACTTTTTTATCGCAGTTATTCATGAACTCTTGTAAAAATTCTGGATTATCAGTTGAACCTACTTTGCTTTCAATTTTATAAACACTATTAATTACAATGCCAACGGTTATGTCAGTTAATTTTTTAAAACTATCTTTAAATTGCTGTATCTTTTCTTCTTCCGATAATGTTGAATCATTAACTAAACTTATTATTTTTTGAGTTTCAAAGCTTCGAATACTAGTTTTACTAGCAACTCGATAATTTACAGGTCTAACATAAATGGCCATATCTAAGTCTAAATCAATTTTTTCATCCCATGATGCATTTTCATATAGTGAATCTAATATTGTTCTTAAATCTACACTATAGATCATTTCTTCCTCACCAATTTTAAATGTGGTATCCATATTCTCGCCGTAGGTAGCCAATCTAATAGCAATAAGAATTGCGTCAGTATCAATGTTAGGCATATCCCAAGCATTAATAATGTTAGGCATACAACTTTGTATAACATCAACTACTGCTTGACCGTTCATCAGTGCATCGGGCGTTTTAAGCAGTAATTCATCTTTAGCTGTCATAGAATATACAGGGTATTCTCCAGTGTCGGTAATGTTAATTGTACCTTGGGGCCAATATTTTCCATTGCTGGGTAATTTAATATAAATCTTTGGTTGCCGCATTAGGCTGGCCAATGGATTTACATTTTGTTGTTGTGGGCTAGGAATCATGGTTTACACTCCGAATAAATAAGTTTGATTACTTCTGGTAATTATTTATATACGCATAGAATTAGGAAAATTATATGGCCATCGAAACAGCGGCAATGGAAGATCTATTAGAGCAGATACTTAAACAAGCTCAAGCTCAAAGCGCCATGCAGGCCGCAAGTTTTGCAAAATTGGCAAAAGCATCAGGATTAGATCCTAAAGCAATTGGCGATGCTCAGGCTAAACTTAAAAAATTAGGTGACGCGGCAGCAGATAGTGCTGTAAAAGTTGATCACATGGCTTCTGCAGGAAAGTTAGTAGGATCTGTTCTTGGTGATTTAGCCGGCGGAATTGGCCATACGTTAAACAATCTAGTAGCATTTTCTGCTAAGGCGCTAGCTGGTACAAGCACAATGAACGACTTGTTCATGGCATTTAAAGACTTGCCTATCATTGGTGTGGTTGCAGGTTTGTTTGCTAATCTAGCCAAGATACAAGAAGAAAACTTGGCTAGTTATAGAAATCTTTCTAAATCTGGAGTTAATTTTGGACAATCAATAAACGAGTTAAGAATTACAGCCGTTAGTTTAGGATTAAGTTTAGAACAGTTTAATAAAATGATAGGAGCAAGTGTAGATGCATTTGCTTTAATGGGCACCACAGCCAATGACGGTGCTAAAAACTTTAAAAATATAAACTTAGAACTAACAAAATCCGGCGGTGTAGGAGAACAGTTAAAGAATTTAGGATATAATTTTGAAGACATGAATTTGCTAACTGCAAGTTATATTAGAGTAACGGGCGGTTTAAGTAAAAAACAACAACAAGATTATCAAGGTGTTGCTGCCGCAGTAGCAGAATATGGAAAAGAATTAGATCTTATTGCAAGAATAACTGGCAGAAGTCGTGAACAACAAGAAAAAGAACTTGAAGAACAAATGAAGGAAGCAAACTTTCAAGCGTTCTTATCAGGTCAAGATGATAAAACAAGAAAGAAATTACAATTAGCAGTTAATGAAGCATTGGCCAATGCTGGCAAAGGTGGTGCAGATATTGTTAAAGCCAGTGCTATGGGACTAGTAGCGCAAAGTGAACAGTCTGCCGCACTTTATTCACTGGCAGGTGATGCGGGCGAAACGCTTACTAAGATGGGCAAAGATGCTATGAATAAAAATGTAGCACTTACTGATTTTCAAGCAGACTCAGCTAAACGATTAGGGACAGTAGTATATCAATTAGGCACCGCATATAGAGGAAACGAAATAACATTTAATGCAATGGCCCAAGGCGGAGATAAACTAGCAGAAACATTTGGTGTAGCCGCAAGAGCCGCAACGACTCTGAATAATAATAACATCAATACGTTAGATGAAGCGCAGGCTAATGCACAAAAAGAAGCGGCAATAGCAAGACATGAAGCTGAAAATAGAAGTTCATCTTTATCGGCTGCATTAGCTCTCGAAGATACAATGCGTAGACTAAATCTAGCATTTGTAAAATTAGGTGAAGTGTTAATTGACCAATTATTAAATCCATTAATAAAAGTGATAGAGGCTAATATGCCGGCAATTGAAAAAGGTATTATAGAGTTTGCAAAAGTTTTAAAAGAATGGATACCAAAAATATTCAGCGAAGATGGTCGACAAGAAATTATAGATAAGGTGGTTGAAGGGCTAACTTATATATTAAGTGTAGTGGCCGCTAAAGTTGGAGAAAAAGTGTTAGATCAAAGTACCGGTAATACAGATTTTCAAAATAGATTGAATGCTATAAACAAATTCTTACCAACGTATTGGGCATTAAGGGCTTTAGGAATTGAATCCAACGTACAGAATCCACCAAAAGCGCCAGTGGGTCCTGCACCAAATCAAGGGAGAGCAGTTGGGTCGTGGGGACAAACCGGTCAACTGTTTGAAAACTTTGGAAATGGAACTGATGTAACATTACACGGAACTGAGGGAGTGTTTACTCCGCAACAGATTCAAGCAATCATGGACGGCACTGCTTCAAATAAACTTAAAGATACTTTAGATGAGTTAAATACTACTAACAAGCAGATCTTACAGCACATGATGGCAATAGCTGACAATACTGGACGAACAGTTGATGCTACTAATGCATTAAATGGCAATATGCTTGCCTAAATTGGAATACTTAAATGAGTTGGAAACGTTATTTTACACCAGTTAATACCACAGGACAGATAAGTCCTGTAAGTGGTGGTGGTTCACGTCCTAGCATGTCTAGAACAAACTACAGTAGCTATCTACCTGATGTCTACAGCGGCCATCCTAATAGATTAGAGCGATACGGTCAGTATGACTCTATGGATACTGACAGTGAAGTTAATGCGGCTTTTGATATTCTTGCAGAATTCTGCACACAAATGAATGACGAAAACGGCACACCGTTTCAAGTATTCTTTAAAGATCAAGCAACTAGTACAGAAATTAAAATCATTAAAAAGTACCTACAGCAGTGGACTAAAATGAACAAGTTTCAAACTAGAATGTTCAAGGTTGTACGCAATGTATTCAAATACGGTGATGTATTTTTTGTTAGAGATCCAGAAACACAAACTTGGATGTATGTAGATCCAAGCAAAGTAGACAAAATTATTGTAAACGAAAGTGATGGTAAAAAGCCCGAGCAGTATGTTATCCGTGATTTAAACATTAACTTTCAAAACTTAACAGTTACACAAATTAACCCTTCAAATCAAAATGTAACGCCTGGTGGTTCTGCATATCTAACAGGTGGCGCACAACAAAAAGGTATGGTAGGTGCTTATCCTAATGCCAACAGTTCTAGATTTCAACAAAACGTAAATCAGTGGACTATTGACGCAAAACATGTTATTCATATCAGTTTAAGCGAAGGTCTGGACAATAACTTTCCCTTTGGCAACAGCCTAATGGAGACTATTTTTAAAGTTTACAAACAGAAAGAACTGCTTGAAGATGCTATTATTATCTATCGTGTACAACGTGCTCCTGAACGCAGAGTATTCTATATTGATGTAGGAAATATGCCAAGTCACTTGGCCATGGGCTTTGTAGAACGAGTTAAAAACGAAGTAAATCAACGCCGTATTCCAAGTAGTATAGGTGGTGGACAGAACGTTATCGACGCGGCATATAACCCGTTGAGCATTAACGAAGATTACTTTTTCCCACAAACTGCTGAAGGTCGCGGAAGTAAAGTTGAAATTCTACCCGGTGGTACTAACTTAGGAGAAATTGATGACCTGCGTTACTTTACTAATAAACTGTTTCGCGCTTTACGGATTCCTAGTAGCTACTTACCAACTGGTGCTGATGATGGAGGAAGCTCGTTCAACGACGGACGAGTTGGGACAGCCTATATTCAAGAGTTACGATTCAACAAGTACTGCGAACGTCTACAAAGTCTGATGCATGAATCGTTTGATACTGAATTTAAACTGTATCTAACCAACAAGGGTATTAATGTAGACTATAATTTATTTGATCTTAAATTCAATCCTCCACAAAACTTTGCAAGTTATCGTCAAGCAGAAATGGATACTGCCCGTGTAAGCACATGGGGAACTATGGTAGAAGTACCGTTTATGAGCAAACGCTTTGCTATGAAACGATTCTTAGGGTTAAGTCAAGAAGAAATTGCTGAAAACGAGCGTATGTGGCGCGAAGAAAATATCGACCAAGGCACTAATTTAACTGCACAAGCAGAATTACGTGGTGCCGGAATTACACAAAGCGGTATCAGTGGAGATATTGACGGACTGGAGGGATCAACTGAACCTCCTGAAGGTATGGAAGGTTCCGATACTGACAGTATTACAGGGTTACCAGCAGGTGGTGCACCTTCGGCAGGCACAGCCCCTCCACCGTCCGCTTGATAATTTGGTAAATATTGTTATGCTATTACAAGAATTCATTTATTTTGACAAAGATCAAGCAGGTATGAAAAATAACGATCGGTATGATCCGTCTCACGATACTAGCATAATCTTTAATAAAGATAATAGAAAAATGCGGTTAACATTGGGTATGTTAAACAATATTAGAAAAGCAGGCGATGCAAGAGAAGTGGAAACTAGAGAAGATTTAGAGCTAGTTAGGATTATGTATGCCCCACCTCCTGCAGAAGAAGCTCCGCCCGTATAAACTCTAAGTTTAATTTTTTTGTTTCAAAACTAAATATTTTTAACAAAACTTCAAAAGAAGATACCTAAATCTTCGTCTCCTGTGTCAAAACTGACCGTTTTTGGCCTATTTCATATAAGTAAATCAACTTGGCTGTAAATATACTCGACAGCCTTGCCGCATCTAATTAAGGAGAAACCCGCAATGTCTAAAAAGTTTGAACAACTATTAGATTATCTTGTCAACGAAGAGATGGATAAGGCAAATGAATTATTCCATGAAATCGTTGTAGAGAAGTCTAGAGAAATCTATGAAACCATGATTGCCGAAGAGGCAGAAGAAGAGTCAGTTGAAGAATCTGATGATGATGATGCTGAGGAATCAGTAGAAGAATCTGATGACGATGAAGCTGAAGAATCTGTAGAAGAAGGTTTTGGCGCAGATGATGAAACATCTATGTCAATTGGTGGTAATAACGACCAAACTGATAGTATGATGCATGCCGTTAGCGGCGATGATGAGTCAGAAATGCCAAGTGACGAAGGTGGAGTTTCCGCCGGTGAAGAACAAATCCTCGATGTTCTACAGCAATTAAAAGCAGAATTTGATTCTATCGTCAATGGCGGTAGTGACACTGATTCAGAAGATGAGCCAGAAAATGAGCCAGCAGAGCCAAGTTTTGGCGATGATGATGACACATCCGATGACGACGAAGATGAGCCAGAAGAAAAAGAAGAAAGCATGGGAATGCCAATGCGTGAATATGTTGAAACCGTAGGCACAAACTGGGATAAAGGTTCCATGAAAGCACAAGGTCAATACGTTGGTGCAGGTTCAGGTGAAAAAGATGGCGCTCCTCAAGAAGGTCGTAGTCCAATTAGCTCCGGAAAAGGCAAGCCAACAACTGGTGCCAATGCTGGAAATATCCTAAGTGGCAAAGGTACTGATTCAAGTAGCAACACAGGAACTAGTCCAAACGGCAAAACTGGCGGATTAGTCGGTGGCGTTAAAGGTAAGTTTACTGGCAACGGTACACATAATGTTGACGGTGTTAAGTCTGGTATTAAGACAGTTTCCAAGCAAGGCGCTGGCTACCCAGGCAATAACAAAACTCCAGGTCCAGTAGGTTCTGGTACTGGTGATAAAGCTGGTCAAACTGGCGACACTGGTGGTAAGAAGCAATTCCTGCCACAGTTTGGTAAAAAGTAATCAGAGAAACTAGATGAAACTATCTTATCTAAGAGAACATTTAAGTTTTGATCAGGCAGGAGTTGTATTAGAGTCTGACGATAAGGATGGCAAAAACCTTTACCTAAAAGGCATTGCTATTCAAGGCGGCATTCGAAATCAAAACCAGCGGGTTTATCCAGTACGAGAAATCGAGAATGCTGTTAAGACTCTCAACGATCAAATACAAAATGGTTATTCTGTATTAGGTGAGGTAGATCATCCAGATGATCTAAAAGTGAATTTAGACCGGGTCAGTCACATGATAACAAACATGTGGATGGAAGGTCCAAACGGTTACGGAAAGATGAAAATCCTTCCTACACCAATGGGTAATCTAATTCGTACTATGCTTGAAAGCGGCGTAAAACTTGGCGTAAGTAGCAGAGGTAGCGGAAACGTTAATGATGCAACCGGCGAAGTAGCAGAATTTGAGATTATTACTGTAGATATAGTTGCCCAGCCTTCGGCGCCAGGAGCTTATCCAACACCGGTTTACGAACATCTTTTGAATGCAAGAGGTGGTAGTAGAGCGTTTAGGGTGGCGCAAGAAGTAGAACAAGATCCCAAAGCACAAAAGCATCTCCGCGAGGCGATGCTTAACATAATAAACGGTTTGAAATAACCGGATAGGAGAAAGTGATGTTGGACGCATTCAAACAATTAGTTGAAAGTGGTGTAATGACAGAAGAAACACAATCTGTCATCGAAGCCGCTTTCTCTAAAAAAATAGAAGAGAATCGCGACCAAGTCACCGCACAACTTCGTGAAGAATTCGCACAAAAGTATACTCATGACAAAACTGTTATGGTAGAAGCGATCGACAAGATGTTGAGCGAGCGATTGGCCGCAGAAATGGCTGAACTAGTAGAAGATAAAAAAGCATTAGCGGAAGCTAAAGTTGCTTATCAACACAAAATGACTTCCGATGCGAAAGTATTAGAATCATTTGTACTAGGACAGTTAGGAAAAGAATTGGTAGAGTTCCAAAACGATCGTCAGAAAGTTACGGAAAACTTCCACAAACTTGAGCAGTTCGTAGTACACGCACTGGCCAAGGAAATCAACGAGTTTGCTGTTGACAAACGTGATCTAGCTGAAACGAAAGTTAAGTTAGTACGTGAAGCAAAAAGCAAGTTTGAAGAAATCAAGAGTAAATTCATACAACGTAGCGCCGCAGTTGTTCAAGAAGCAGTTACTACTAAATTAACATCTGAAATCAAGCAATTGAAAGAAGATATTGATAGTGCCCGCGAGAACAGTTTTGGTCGTCGTTTATTTGAAGCATTTGCACAAGAATATTCTGGTTCATATCTAAACGAAAAATCTGAGACAAGTAAATTGTTAAGGGTTATTGAAAAGAAAGAACAAGAGTTAGCTGAAGCAAAAAGTGCTATTTCACAAAAAGACACTATCGTTGAATCTAAGGACCGCGAAATTCGTATTACTAAAGATTTAATGGAGCGTAAAGCTGTGATGAGCGAAATGTTAGCACCATTGAGTGCTGACAAAAGAGAAGTCATGCAATCGTTGTTAGAAAGTGTAAAAACTTCTAAACTACGTGATGCATATGACAAATACCTACCAGCAGTTATCGAAGGCGAGAAGAGAAAAGTAACGAAAGTTGCTTTAACAGAAAGCACAGCAGTTACTGGCGACAAAGAGAGCAAGCCAGAGGTAGGCTTAGATAATATTTTGGACATCCGCAAGTTGGCGGGTCTAAAATAATTTTTAATTCAAGGAGACAATAAAAATGTCACAACTATTAAATGAAAGATGGTCCGAGACCAAAGAAGCTCTGCTTGAAGGCCTATCAGGTGTACGCAAGTCGAGCATGGCTGTATGTTTAGAAAACACACGCAGGTATTTAGGTGAAAGTGCTACAGCAGGTGCAACATCCGCTGGTAACATTGCTACCTTAAACCGTGTTATTCTTCCAGTAATTCGTCGTGTTATGCCGACAGTTATTGCAAATGAAATCATTGGTGTTCAACCAATGACTGGCCCAGTTGGCCAAATCCACACTCTACGTGTTCGCTATGCAGACACAAGTGCTGGCGATGGTATTGTTGCAGGTGATGAGGCACTAAGCCCGTTCAATATTGCGGCTGCTTACTCCGGTAACGGTGTTGACGCTACTCCTAAAGCTACTAATACAGCAGTTTTAGAAGGTCAACCAGGTAAGCGTATGAGCATTCAAATCTTGAAAGCACCAGTTGAAGCTAAAAGCCGTAAACTAAGTGCTCGCTGGACATTTGAAGCCGCTCAAGATGCACAAGCCCAACAAGGTATTGACATCGAAGCTGAAATCATGGCTGCTCTAGCACAAGAAATTACAGCTGAAATTGACCAAGAGATTCTACAATCTCTACGTGCTCTAGCAAGTGTTGAACAAACATATGACCAGTCTTTAGTTTCTGGTACAGCTACGTTCGTAGGTGACGAGCATGCCGCTCTAGCTATCCAAATCAACCGTGTTGCTAACTTAATTGCTCAGCGTACACGTCGTGGTGCGGCTAACTGGGCTGTAGTTTCTAACCAAGCGTTGACAATTCTACAAAGTGCTACAACTTCTGCGTTTGCAAGAACAACAGAAGGTACATTCGAAGCTCCTACAAACACCAAGTTTGTTGGTACATTGAATGGCGCAATGAGAATTTATGTTGATGCATATAAGACTGATACAGATGACAACAACCAAGTGTTAGTTGGATACAAAGGTACTAGCGAGGCAGATGCTGCCGCGTTCTACTGCCCTTACATTCCTCTAATGAGTTCTGGTGTTGTTCTAGATCCTAACACCTTTGAACCAGTTGTTGGCTTCCTAACACGTTACGGCTATGTTGAATTAAACAACACAGCAAGTAGCTTAGGTAATGCTGCCGACTACCTAGGTAAGGTTGCGATCACTTCCGCTACAGTAAGCTTCAAGTAATCCGTTACTTGGCTTTACAAGCAATAAAAACGCCCTTCGGGGCGTTTTTTATTAGCCCCACTATAAATAAGGTATCTAGATTATTATGCGGCACCCACCGCGTAGGGCCTAGAACGCTCATAATTCAAAGGAGAAAAAAATGGGACGTCCAATTAAAAAGACATATTTTGGTAATACAAACGTAGGATCTGCAAATACAACCGCAGATAACGGTATTGGTGGTGAAGGCGTTGCTAGCATTGCCTTTACTACCACTGGTACATTGTATTCAGCTGGCGCAGTAACCCTGTTTACCGCACCACAATTATTAGGTGGTGTTAGACCATCTACTACAATAACACGTAATAGTGCAGGTAGTATTGCTACTATCAGCATTACAGATGCAGGTTCTGGTTATACAACTGCTCCAACATTATCTATTACAACTGCAACTGCTGTTTCTACAGCCGCTACAGGTACTATTAGTCAGTCAGTAGTTTATGTTACGACTGCAACAGGAATTTTTGCTGGTATGAGAGCAATAGGTAATGGCATTAATGCCGGTGCAACTTATGTTACATCGGTAGTTGGTAATACCGTTAACTTATCTGCCGCAAACGCAGGAGCAGTAACTACAGCTAATTATATATTATTCCAAGACGTTGGTTCTGGATTTAGTGCTGGCACCATAACATTGGGAAATACTCAACAAAATGCTATTTTGTTTACATCATGGGTTCCTACAGCAAGCAACGGAACAGCTAACAGCGGTGGTAGTGCCATCACTGGCGGCGACATTGTTAAACAGACTGGTTCACGTAGATACTATGTTAAAACAACTCAAGGTTACGGTGTTTGCTCACTGACTACTGGAACTGTTACAATCGGTAAAATAGAAATGACAGCAACTGATTGGTATGGTAACATATACAATATTGCAAGACTACAACAACGTAAATTAACTGTATGGCGCAAAACTCAAAGCGGTTCAAGCCCATGGGTATATGCTAGCGGTGATGTTGCAAGATGGTTACGTGATACAGCGTCAACTGGCACTGATAAGACCTTAGTAACTACACACGTTCAACTAGTTACAAGTTAAAATTAACTGTACTCAAAATAGGCTCTACGGAGCCTATTTTTTTAGGTAAATATCTGCATGCCTACTTTATGGACTTATCCCACCTCTGTAACTCAGTTTTCAGACTCTCCGTCGCCTAATTATATTTTGTGGAAAAATCAATATTTGACCTACGCAAAAAATGATGACGGCAGTCGAGTTAGTACCGTTGCTCCGTTACATCATACTCCGAATAGTTTTTCTGGAGATCGAATTATGAAGACTTGGTACTTAAAACTATCTGGGTATAAACTTAATGTTTTAAGACCCCTTGCAGGATTGCAATTAAAACTTCATTCGGACAGAAGCGGAAGAATTATTGAAGAGACTGTACAATTCATGTATCAAAATAATTTTGTAGGTGAAAATAAAGCAAATAGAGATATTTCTCAAATAAAATATTTCGGCGGAAAAGATACATGGGGATTTTTACCAGTTAGTGATACTACATCTACATTGACAATATTAAACAGTTCAACATTTGCTGTGGCCGTTAGATTCCAAAGTCATCCAGAATGGCCGCATCGAGAATCTCCAATGGTAGAATATGTTGCTATTAGAGGAATCTATACAACAGATATAATTGATACAAGAATTAAACCCCTTGGAGTTGCATGGAAAAATGAAGAAGAAATAAGTGACACAGCAGGAGAAGACGGTTTAAAACAGACCAAAAACACCGGAAGCACTCGAGGTGCTATTGGCGGTGTTTCTACACTCACAGGCGACAGAACTGATTAAAAAGATCCCACTGGCGGACCGGGATATGTTGGAAGTTATCAGTTGTTTATTGGCAGTCAAGGTGGTGGACAAGGTTTTACAGGTAGTCAAGGTGTACCGGGTGTGGATGTAGATCCGATACCACCTCCAGGATATGTCGGAAGCGTATTCAGCTTATTCCAGACTTTTGTATCTTTCCCAACCGTAGCAAGTCTGCCAATTGTTGGCTCGTTTGGAATTGGATATATGATTCAATCAGACGGTTCTATAAGATACTGGGATCCTAATTATAACGGGTATTTGTACCTGGCTAGATATTGATAAATATTGAAAAGGAAACAGTAAATGGGAACCTCAAGTATAGTTCGAACCCCCGGTGATTATGTAATATTTGCCCCCAATGGCGGAGTAGTTATTGACGTAAGTAATCCGACTACCACTATTAGGCCGCCTAATACTGGAACAGTAACTATCTACGGCAACTTAGATGTAATTGGCGGAACTACATTTATTGAAACAACCAACACTAATATTACAGATAATATTCTTGTTTTAAATAACGGAGAAACTGCTAATTCTGTAAGTTTAGGTACTGCTGGATTATTAATATCTAGATCTGTTGATGCTAATACAGGTAGCGCGGCCACCTTTCTTTTTAATGATACCCAATATTGGCAATATGATAATATTACTAGTACTAGAGGTATTTGGGAAGTAAGTGTCGGTGACGGCGTAGGCCCTAAACCCAGTGCTATTAGAATTAGTGCAATTAGGATAGGAGGTCAGCAAAACTTCTTAAACTTGTTTGGTCAAGATAACCCTAACGCAATGTTAAATGTTAGAGGTACGTTGGATTACGAAACAAGAGTATCCGACGATGATGATATTCCTAATAAAAAATATGTAGACGATAGATTTTATACTGGAAACGAAACAACTAAAAAACTTCAAGTCGGTAACTCATTTGTAAAAATTAATGATAATAGTGTAGGTATTTCAGATCCTTACTTTGCTCAAACAAATAAAATATTTGCAGCCTTAGGCACATCTACTAATATTGTTTTTAAATTAGAAGATACTACGGCACTTATTCAAGGTATAACAATTGTTGATACTGTAATTAATGTTAATGAAAGCAGGGCTAGTCCCGACCTAACACTGACTCCTGCTTCTACAGGTACGGTACAAATAACATCTAGTGTTAGCTTAACCAATGTTAATAAACCTAAACCTATTAGGTCGTCTACTCAAGTTTACAGTACATCTACTGTAGGCGGAGGCGGTACTGGGTTATATTATGTAAATACAAATAACGCTGACGAATTAGTAAGCCGTAAACGGTCTATTATCTACGGAATAATTTTTTAAGGTTTAGAAAATGGCAATTACAACCAAATTGATAACACAACAAGCCTCAGTGAGCTTATTCACTGCGTCAACTGGCACAGAACATGCAATTACCACTATGATTTTTTGTAACACAGATGTTGTTACCGATGCATATTTAGATGTATGGGTTGTACCTTTTGGCGGCGTACCAAACGATCCAACTAATCAGATTTTAAAATCTGTGTTTATTCCTGCGTCAGAAACATTTGTTTTAGAAAATGAAAAAATAATATTAGGAAGTCAAGATGCTGTGTGGGCACAATCACAACCAGCAGGTACAAATAATTTAATTTCTTCTCTTGTAAGTACTGTTATTATATCATGAAATTCGTTAAACGCCTAGTCCTTAATCGATATAATCAAATGAGCAATCGATTTGCTGTCCTAGCTGACGGCCGAATAGTTACTAATACCAAAGTTGCTATGGAAGTTCCTGTCGGAAATGAAACAACTGACAGACCATTAGTTAACATAAACGGATACGTAAGATACAATGATGATCTAAAAGAATTTGAAGTATACAATGGTTCTACGCCCGGCATTGGATGGGAAAAAATAAGAACTGTTAGGCCTGCGCCAATTAGTGTTTGTAGATTAGGGGATGGAAACTATTCTAAAACTAGATTTGGCCCATTACGTTATGATACTCTTGAAAATTATACTGATATTACCCGCCCTCAAAATATCTTTGTTTACATTGAAAACGTTTTTCAAATTCCTGTAACAAATTACACCCTAGTTTTAGAATCAGATCAAACAGTTAGTATTCTGTTTCAAAGTGCGCCACCAAATAAGCCGGTAGTTGCTATTCTAGGCTACGATGGCTATTTCCCTGCATTCCCTTCTCAGGGCTGATGCTCCAATAAAATTCGTATTTGAATAAATAAGTTCGATGCCGAGTAATTGGCAGAACTTACTGTGGTAAACCCGCAATGCAAGGTGGTTCTAGGGTGAAAGACCCTTGTTGAGGAGCTCAAATGGCTGTTATTGGTCGCATATCTGGTCCGTTACTGGCGCAATATCTATTTAGAGATGGAATTGATATTTCCTTCTATAATGCAAACTCCTCTGAAGAGCCTGTTTTATATCTCGATGTTAATAACACTAGAGTTGGTATAAGAAAAAATACTCCAGCATATCCTTTAGATGTTAAAGGAACGATTAACGGAGATGTATTAAGAATTCTCGAGACCCCTGGTCAAGCAAGTACTACTGGTTTTGGTACTATTGGCAAAATATATATCTCTACAAACACAATTGCAAGTACTGTGGGCCCTGTTAATATTTCTCCACAAGGTGGCGATGATATTAATTTATTAAGTAACACTACTGTATTTGGCGATTTACACGCCTCTGGCAATATTACCGCAGATGGTGATATTGGATTAGGTAACGTTCCTACAGACAGATTAAAAATTACTGCAGAAGTTGCAAGTAATATTATTCCAGCCGCCGACAATGTTTATACTATTGGAGCTGAAGGCTCAAGTTGGGCCGAAGGATGGTTTGAAAAACTTTATGCAAATGATATTGCAAGTTCCAAAGGATCGATTAGTATCACTCCTTCGGACGGACTATTAGAAATTAATGGTCAACTAAGAGTCAAAGGCAACAAGAGTCCTTTAGGTACTTCTCCAGTTGTTACAAATGTATTGTATGTAACAATGGATGGTGATGATACTAATGATGGCGCGGCAATGGATGAAACTCGTGCATGTCGTACAATTAGTGGTGCAGTCAAGAGTCCATTATATGCCCCAGGTACTGCTATTAAAGTTGCCGCTGGTAGATACTACGAAAATAATCCTATCCTAATGTTGCCCAATACCAGCATTATTGGTAGCGATTTAAGAACAACATTTATTGAACCAATTAATAAAACACAAGACTTATTCCATGTGCAATCGGGATGCTACATTGCACAGTTACAAATGAGTAACGGTCGAAGTGGCTTATTACCAATTGAAAACGCACCGGGATATAATAGGGGTGCGTATGCTACGGCATTCCCTCCAGAAGTCGACGGCGAAAAGATTGACCTATTCCACTCGCCGTACATACAAAACTGTACCAATCAAAGCGGACCTTGGTTAAAAGATGGTACTATGTTTATACCAAACCAAACTGTACAAATTCCAAAGGCAGTTGCTATGGGGTCCTGGCCAGCAGGCGCAACATCTCTTACAGTTGACATTTCAACTGGCACTATTGCCATTGGAGATAGTATTAATTCAGGTCCTCAAAACTTAGGATTCTTTGATGCAAGAACACTGATCCTGGCTAACAAACCTTTTATCCAAGAACAAGTAGTTAACTGGATTAACAGAAATATCACCCTGGCCGCATCGTCTACAACTTCTATATGGTATAACTTTAGTTACCAGCAGGCATTCTGTTATAGGGATGTTGGTATTATTTTAGAAAACTTATCTTATGATACAACATTTGGTGGAAACCAAAAAACTGTAGAAAGCGGATTATCATATTTTAGGGGAGTTGTTAGTCTAATTGCAGGCCAAGAACAACAAACAATTGCAGCCATCAAGTATATTAATTCGTTAACACAAAAAATTATTATTAATAATACTGTAACAACCTACGGAAGTGTTACTGCTTCACAAGTAGTTAATCCTAACTTAAAAGGCGGATCAATTGCCGCACAAAGTTTCTCTAACAATATTAGTTTACTTACAAATATTATTACTTTAGGTCCAGTTGCCGCTCCGGCAATAGTTCCAACTTCGGGTCCTGATACATTTATTGTGTCCGCTGAAGTGTTATTACAGGCCAATAGAGCGTTTATTCAAAATGAAGTCACTGCTTTTATAGATTATAACTATTCTAGTATTAATTATAGTACAGATAAATGTAAGAGAGATTTAGGTCTTATTGTTGACTCTATTGGTCTTGATATGTTATATCCGACAGCTGACCATTCTCAGAGTTTCTTTGCAGGACTAACCTACTGGAATCAATCAGAGTACACTGGAACTATTGCAAACGAGTTAACAACAACTACTAATGCTATTAAGTTTGTAAGAGATCTATCTCAAGAAATTATACAAAATGGTACTACAGGTGCTAGGTATCAATCTTCAGAAACACAAAATACAAGCCTACCACCTGCTTCTGCTGTAGAAGCAGATATTATTGCCGACGAATTTAATTTAATTATTGATATTTTAATAAAGGGCACAGTTGGTTTTTCAGATAGAGTTATTCCTAATAGCTCAACAACAAGTACTGCCGTATCTACATGGAATGCTTATAATATATTACAGGCAAACAAATCATTTATTGCGGCTGAAACAATTGCCTTTGTAGATCAGAATAAATCTTCAGGATTTGTATATGATGCCACAAAATGCGCTAGAGATGTTGGCTATATGATTGATTCCGTGAGTTTTGACTTGTTACACGGCGGTAATCGACAAGCAATTCAAAGCGGTGTATACTATTATACTTTTAATGCTAGCGACTCTGCAATTAGAAATGAAATTCCACAGACGTTATATGCATACAATACTCTAACAAATCTTATTTCTGATCTAATGGTAAACAATGTAGTAACTCCTTCTATGGGAAATAAGTTAACACAAAATACTTCATTGCCGCCAGCTACTCCGACACAGTCTACTGAACTAGGTACATACCTCGGCGACATTGTTACTATTATACAATCTGGCCCAAGTGCTTTGGGTTATAACAAAGTACCTATTGGGTTATCGAGGGTGTCAGATGCTAATAAAGAAAAAGCATATGATATTCTACAAGCTAACAGAGATTTTATTAAAGAAGAAATTGTTGCTCGTGTTAATCAACAGTATTTTAGACAACATACTTATAATCAAGCAAAATGTTATAGAGATACAGGGCTAATTGTTGACTCAGTTGTACAAGATCTATTGCATACTACATCTAGTCAGTCAACATTTGCAGGATTACAATATTGGAATCAAGGAAACTTAACTGGGCTAATCGGAGTCCAAATTACAACTACTACTAATGCTATTATATTTGCAAAAAACTTATGTAAGAAAATTGTTGTAAATGATTTTTCAAATCCAAGATTTTCAACAGGCACACAAGTTACAACATCTACAGGCGGTCTAGCACTGCCTGCCGCAACAGATGCTGAACAACAATTTATTGAAAACGATTTCCAAGTTATTTTAAATATTCTTGCAAACGGTGTTGTTGGTGTATCTGATATTATTGTTCCAAACGGAATTGAAGAATCGTACAATATTAACGTTCGACAAGCGCATGATCTATTACAGGCAAATAAAGAATACATTAAACAGGAAGTAATTTCCTATATCAATTCTACTAATCCGGGATTTACATATAATCAGGCAACTTGTGCTAGAGATGTAGGATACCTGGTTGATAGTGTAAGTTTTGATCTATTATATGGCGGAAACAAACAAGCAGTTCAATCCGGAGTATACTATTACGGCTACAATAGTGGCTCAAGCGCAATCTATGGTCAAACAACAGGAACTATAGCTGCCTACACGTATATTAGAAATATAATTCCTCAAATTATATCAGGAAATGCTGTAACAGCCTACCAATCTACCGTTACGCAAGTATTTGGTGAAAGTACTGTTGACCCAACAGTAATAGTAGCGGCGGTTGGAAAAATAGATATTATAACTAATATCATTCAAAACGGTCCAAGCGTTGCCGGTGACGAATCACCAATTCAGAAAACAGTATCTACAAACACCAATATAATTACTGCGGCCACTATATTGGCGTCCAACAGAAAGTTTATTCAAGCATAAACAGTTGCTTATGTAAATCAATTCTTTGCGTTTGATTATAACAGAGCAAAATGTAAGAGAGATGCAGGATATATTGTTGATGCAGTTACATTAGATTTAATTTTAGGCGGAACTACAAAGGCACTTGAGTGCGGTCTTAACTATTGGGTTGGGGCAAGAAATTACGTAGAAGGCCAAGTACCCCAAACAGTTGACGGAGTTAATAGAGCTAGAGAGATTTCTATATCTATTATTAAAAATCTACCAGTAACAAGAACTACAGGTAACGGTACCGCACAAATTATTAACACTTATTTTAGCAACGGTGTATACGCAACTGATCGAGTAAAAGGCACATATGATATTATTACCAATATTATTCAGAATGGCCCAGACAGCCTAGGCGTGCCAGACAGCTACGAAGGATCTGGTCTATTTGCATCCACCGGTATTAGTAATAATGATGTTAAGATTGCACCAAAGGTAACATCAATTATTCCGTTTACATATAGCGAATCAGTATATAGAGCTAGTGGAAATTATATTCTTGATGCAACATATTATGATGTTGGATTAGGTACTAATTATAAGTTAATAACTTCTGGTAATATGTATTTAGGTCGGGTACCGCCATTTGAAACTTTAGGTAATACACAATTAACTCAATCAATTAGTGCCTTTAATTATCTTAAATCTAGAGCCATAACAATTATGGCAGCTAATACTCCGGCAGTGGTAGGAACAACAAATATATATGCTAATCTAATTGATATAATTAATGGCCTATATCCTGCCGCACTTACTTTCACTAATCCTGCAAGTGCAACAGCTAGCCAGATTGGTGCAAAAGATATATTAGTTGAAAATCGAGATTATTTAAGATCGGCAGTTGTTGCATGGATTGAAGCGCAAATTAAAAATAATATTGCACCATTTACAACTACATTTAATTATAATAAAGAAAAATGTAGTCGTGACGTTGGATACATTGTTGATGCATTATGTTATGATTTACTATACGGCGGAAATAGTGCTATTCGACAAGTTGCTACTGCATATTTTACATCTGCAGGAGCAAGTACAATATTAGGAGAACAATCTCAGTCAGTTGCCGCGTTTCAATACATGTCAACATTGGCACAGCAAACTATAAATGCCGGCGGTATAGTAACTTCGACAGAAACTACAAGACTAAGTTCTCTAGTAGACATTATTACCGGAGCAATTACTGCGGGTAATTTAACTAGCTTACCGTCAGTTGTTAATCCAGATATCACCTGGGCCGATGCCGGCATACAAACAGCAGTCGGCGCATTAAGTTCTGCAAAGTCAACAGTAATCGATGACATGATTACCTATATTAATTCAACACCGGCTACTAGTTATATTATCGGGTTAGATAAACCAACTGTAGGTAATGCGTCAAATGCTACTTTATATTTTGGTAAAACTGCTGTGTTCCCTAAACTTGCGGCAGAGTTTACCACACAGGAAGCTAAAGATTGGGGACAACGTATGATTGATCCTACAGGATCAATGGGCGGAAGTTTAGTTGACGGAAATGTAATTAGCTCACGTAGTCCAATTAACTCGTTTGTTTATGATGCGTTTACACAAGTTAACCAAGGTGGACGCGGTATTCATATTATTAACAACGGTTATGCACAGTTAGTTTCTGTGTTTACTATATTCTGCTCAACCGCTGTTGAAGTTGGCAATGGCGGTATTGCTTCTATTACTAACAGTAATAGTAACTTTGGTGACCTTTGCTTGGTTGCAAAAGGAAAAGGTAGATTAGAATTCCAAGGAACAGTTTATAACCCCTCATTCCCTACACTTGCACAAACAGGCGGACAAACCACAAAC